CCGGGGATGGCTGCCGCGCTGCCCGTCACTTTCGCCACGTAATTTCTGGTTTCTTGCTCGTTGCTGATTGCGCCGGTGCGAGGATCGCCAAATTTTTCAATCCAGCCATCAACCGCGCCGGGACCGGCGTTATATGCCGCCACCGCCAGCACAGGATTATTGTCATATTTCTGCATCTGCGCGCCGAAATACGCTTGCCCGAGCCTCGCGTTATAGCGCGGGTCATTCAGCCACTTTTCACGATCCCACGGCACACCCGCCAGCCGGGCAGCTTCCGGCCCGGTATCCTCCATCACTTGCGCCACGCCTACCGCGCCTTTCTGGGAAACCAGCGGCCCGCCGTCTTTGCTGTACTGATTGCCGCCGCTTTCGTTCCAGATCATCGCGGAAAAGAGCTGCGCTTCCGTCGGCGTGTCCGTCACCTGAATCTTGCCGCCGGGCCCCAGCATTTGTTGATACATCGGCACATACCAGGCCTCTGACGCACCTTTAGCCGCATTTTCACGCCACGAAATCCAGTTCTGCTCGATCTCCTCGTCGCTCTGTCCGTGAGCCTTTCCATACGCGATGATGCTTTGATAAGCCGTTTGTCCCGCGACCTGAGCCATCTCAGGGTTAGTGAATTGCGTGGTGAGCGTTTTCAGCGTGGCTTCCTGCATGCCAGCCTCATACTGCCGTACCTGCCCCACCTCATGCCGTCCGGCCTGCGTGGTGAAGCTCATCCGCTGCTGCTGGGCCTGCTGCAAGAAAGCATTCCGCGCCTGCTCGTCCGGCAGACGTGCGGCAATTTGCTCAATCTGCTGGTCAAACTGCTGGGTGTATTCCTGACTTTTGCCGATCGCATTCTTTCCCTGGAGATTCATAAATCCGCTTTCAGGGTTATTAAGAAGGTCATTGCCTACGGCATCCAGCTGCAGGCTAGCGTCCTGCGTCATAGCTACGTTCGCGCGCTGCCGCGCCTCAGCGTAGGCGCCAGCATATTTCTGCGAGGCGTCGGCAATCACGTCACCAACGTTGGGCTGCGGTACTGCCTGCAAACCAGGAGAGGAATACCCACGGCTTTCAACCTGACGACCTGTTACGGTTGGTACGACTGGCATAATGCTCTCCTTAACGCCCGGTAGGTGTGCCGACGGCGGCACTAATCGGCGCGGCCTTGCTTTGGGTGAACGGGCTCCACGTGCCTCCGCCCATCTTATAAGCGCCATAGGCATTAAGCGGCGTAGTCAGCAGCGTTGAGAACGCCCCCATGTTTCCCTGGCTCCGGCTGGCGCTGGCTTGTGACTTGTAATTCTCCGCCTCCGTCTGTAAACCGTATGCCTGCCTGGTGGCGTTGTTCACCGTCGTAAGCGCGTCAAGTTCCCCGAATTGAGCGGTATCGCCGAACATGTCGAGAGCGCTGCCGCTGCCTAAATCCGCGCCGCTCGCTGCCAGAGTTGCAGCCTGACTGCCGCGGGCAATACGGTTTCTGCGCCGGATTTCATCCGCCTGGGCGTTGCCGCTGTTAATAGCCTCATTTGCCTGCTTCTCAGCTGCATCAGCGTTCTGGTCTGCTACTTTTGAGGCGTATTTTGCCTGCTGGTTCTGGCTGTACGCGCTGTACGCCGCCGATGCGACAGTGACAGCAACCATAGCGATGGCCGGGTTACACATTATTTTTTCTCCATGTAAAAGCGATGGAAGGGCAGCCGCTCTTTGCCGTAGGGCGCCGGATCTTCAAGATGAAAACCGAGCCATTTCAACCACGCTTTCGCCACGTGATTCCGCTCGTCAACATAGTTTTCAAGATACGGATAAGGCATCAGCATTGCATTGACTACGTGGCGGCAGCGACGCAGGAACGGGCGCTGGTATTTCTGCAGATCGTCAGTGGCAACGAGCCACGGAATGCCGCGGCCGCTCAGAATAGAGGCAGGCGCTACGCCGAAGAGCGTTACTACTTTTCCATTGACCATCCCGGCGCAGCAGAAGGTGGATATGCGGATCCCGTGCTCCATTACTTCGCGCGGTGTCTGGCCGGAAATGGCGAGGAACTCGTTAATATCAGCCTGTCGGACATTGGGCAGCATTTCCTCAATGTGGCGCTGCTCCGCGGGAACCACCCGGACATCAAGCATTGCGGCCTCCAATGGTCAACGCAGGGATCAGAGCAAGCACTGATAGAGGCAGCGGGTCCTGCTGACGGACGATGATTCTCCCGTTGAGCCCCCATGTGCTGTCTACTTTCAGCGTCACCTTGCCGGTGGCGTCATCAACCGGATCATCGTAGAACTCAAATTCGCGCTGCGGATATTCATAAAACTGCCCGCCAGGCGTACTGGCCCATATCCCGCGACTGGCATTCACCACCAGCGAAACAGAGGTAATGAGCTGCTTTTTGTCCAACAGCGTTTCCTGACCGTTGATGTTGACGTCGAGCGTTTCAAGCTGAGAGGTATACGGCAGCCCGATATGCACTACTGCGCCGGGAGATTCGAGAGTTACCTCGCCACCGGTGACAACTTTTTGAGGTTCAACATTGGCATCGGAAAGAATGCTTACCGTTTTACCCTCAAGGTGGTTGAGTCCGGCAAACGTCTGGCGGGCCATTTGCCAGTTGCTGACAGCTGTATCACGAAGCTCCGGAGGTATATTCCTGCTGGCAGATATTATCACGACATTAGCGGTCGTAAGCTGGACAATGTTACAACGTAACTCCATGTTCTGCGGGTTGCCACTTGCATCCTGACCGACGTAAGGGATCTGGATTTGCGCTCCGACGTCCGCACCTGTGAAGCCAAGGCCGCCGGTCATGGTTAACGTGTACTCCTGCCGATAATCCCAATCATCATCACCACCGGTGATTTTTATCGTAGCCGCCGAGGCGTTACGGCCGTCATAGCTCAGCCCACAGTCGACAAAGAAAGCATCCTCTGTAGAGGTGAACAGCCTGCTGGCGAGGCGCTCTATATATCGCACTGTCTGCCCGTTAATAACGCGGCGCACCACGAAATAAACGGCATCCTCCTGGCTTTCACTGATCGAACAGGTTGATTCGAAATAGCCGTCAGTCGGCTGCGGAGCCCAGGCAAAAACCAGCTGGTCTTTGAGATAAGTTAACGCCAGCAGCATGCCGTCGTCGCGGCAGCACCAGGCAGTCGAGTAAGGCACCGTGCTGAATGACCAGTCGACAATGCTGTGTTTCTGAAACAGATGGTTGGCAAGAATGGTGAGGTCGTTACCCTGATACCCGTCAACGTCGAATGAATAGGCCAGATCGCGCACGGCGCTGCCCTTCTCCTGAACGAACAGTGCGATGTTAGCCACGGCGATTGGGGGAAGGTTGCTGCATCCATTTGAGCCCTGCGACGAAAATGCGAATGCGCTCGGTGTCAGAGTTTTATTCTGGTCACCAGTGATGATGTACTCGCCGCCGGACGTCAACGCCACCAGCGAACCGACGTCAATCAGATGACGGATCTCATTCACCTGCCGGCCAGCATAGGTATAGATAATTCGGTCGTCATCCTGGACTGGGTTATTTTTCCCGAAGTCTTTGTAATCGCCGGTACGGCTGGCCCAGATGGTTTGTGGAAACGCGGTGCTTGCCGCGAAAAAAAGGCGCTGCTGGTAATAAACGACGGTGCCAGGATAACCATTCACATCATTCCAGGCATAGCGGGCCCATTTGAAGCTCGGCCGCCCTGATCCGACAACATTCTCTGGAATGTACGAGATTACTGTTGCTGTTGCCGTAGTGCCGCTCGCCGCGGTAATGCGCGCTATCCCAAAGCCACTATGCAGGTACTGCCATTGCACACCAGTATCAGTGTCAGCAGTGCCGCCCCATCCATCCCATGCTGCGCCCTCGGTGTGCGATGGTCGCAGTGTGCCGGTGGTTCCAGTCGTCAACGCTTTGTAATAGTTGCTACCGGCCCGGATAATGCCGCCTGCTGTGGCCTTTTTCCCCGTCTCCCACACAGGAACAGAGTCAACCGCTGGCTGCTCCAGATAAAAGAGCTTACCAACCTGCTCAGAGCCAAAAATGGAAGATGTAGCAGTTAGCGTTATGGTTCCGGTCGAAGCGCTGGCATACACCTTCTGAGCCTCGTCGACGTTAATATCCTCAAACGGGCCGTTTTTAGTCTGCACAGCGACGATTTGCCAGTTATCGTGTGCGTAACGGCGTAACTCCATCGGCGGATATTTCGGATGAACGATGGTCAGAACGTCAGCTGACTGCGTGAACTTGAGCCTGAAAAGATCTGACTCAGCATACGGCGTCGCCAGCTCATAAATATTGCTCGTTCCGCTGACCAGCACCTGCCCGCCATCTTTGAAAACGCGCATGTATTTGTCGCCGAACTCCAGCGCATAAGTTTGCACCGTGGAGAACTGGAACGGGATCAGACGGCATTTTTTATTAGCGTATTTGGTCGCCGCGATAAACTGCGTGCCAGGCCGGTTCTCTACCCCGCCATACTGCCGCACGATAAAATTGCTGCACCGGCGCAGCGCCACTTGGTACTTTGCCATGTCAATGCGGCCGTAAAGCGACGGCGCAATTTCTCCACCAGCAAAACTCGGTTGAATCCAGCTTATTGGCATTATGACAACCTCGCTGTCGTGAATTCGCTGTCCGGCGCCTGCGGCTCCTGGCTTTCGTTCATGCTGTGAGATCCGGCACTGAGGATTACGCTCTGGTACATTTGAAGGCAGAAGCGCGTCAGGTCTGCGGTGCCCGTCACGGGCATATTGATAGCGGCGGCCAGCCGCCAGGCAAGAGCATCCTGGAAAAGCGGGTCGAACATGTTCACATCGGTGATACGCGCGACATACTTCAGCCGCGCTTCCTGCTGGTCGGTGTAGATAAGCTTTCCAGTTCCCGCGTCGTTGACGCCCGTTTCGTAATTGATGCGCATGGCTGCCGTCGGATAGCGCACACCCGGGAGCATGATTTCGATGATGCGCAGACAGTCTGTCGGATAGGCATACGCATAGGACCAGTCAGGCGGCGCATTGCCAGTGTCGGCGAGCGCGACGCGCTTGGTGGCGAAATTCCATTCGGCGTCTGCCAGGACAGCATCGCGGCACGCTTCGAAATGGAGGTTGCACACGTCAGCCTCTTTGCTCTTTTCATCGAGGCTGTTGATGCTGCGGCTGCTGCCGATATTGCTCAGCGCCAGATTGCAGATTTCGACCACCGAAGCCATTATTCACCCCCGCCGTATAGCGTGTCAGCGGCTGATTTCTGCTGCTCAGCCTGCGCCGGTTCGATTGCCATATCAGTGATCTGCACGTCGGCGTTCTGATACTTTTCATCGCCGTCATCGCGCACTGATGTGCCCTTAACGACCGCACGGGCGGTAATCATCACTTCCGATCCGACGGCGGGCATGCTTACGCCGATCTTTTTCAGAGTTTCATTATCAAGGTTGATACGCAGCCCCCACGGATAATCATCGCGGGTTTTGGTTTCGCCGCTTTCGTCCTGATAGGTGTCGGTGCCGTTTTTGAGATTTACCAGATCCATAACCCACTCCTGCAATAAAGGGGCCGAAGCCCCTTGTTTTTACTGGGGCTTAAAGGCCCAACTCGGCGCGTTTTTTAGCGATGCGATCCTGCAACGTCTCAGCTTTCATATTGCCAGGCTTCTCGTTAAACAGATCTTCGTATTGCTGGCGCAGCGCGGCGAGATCGTCACTAACAACACCAGTGCCATCGCCGACTTCACCACCTTCGCCATTACCACCAGCGCCCGAGCCTTCCGGGTTCTGAGCAGTAGAGTTCAAGACACTTGCGGCCGGTGACTGGCCATCAGCAACGGTGGATTTGCCGCGTTTCTGTTCGGCCTTCTGCTCGGCTTTTTTCTTCGCTGCCTGGGCTGCGTCGTTCATCGGCTCCAGCGCGCTGCCCGGCTCGCCGTCATATTCAATTTCCGCGCCTTCATCCAGCAGCTGATTGCCGATAAAGGACAGACGAAGGATGCGGTACTTCGCTTTTTCCTGTGCCATCTTCTAACCCTTAACCAGTGATTCGTGAGCGGGTGGCGTAGTAGGTGTTGTTACCGTCTACGTCGAGGTTGATGCCGGAGGTGAACGCGCCAGCGGTAAGCGGCCCGGTTCCCACGGTGTAGTTAATGCGCAGGTAACGCTGCACGCCCTGCGGCACCTTCTGCGAAACGATGCGCTTGCCAGCGGTCAACGCGGCCAGCGCCAGATCGCCAGAGCTCGCGATAGTCGTCCAGGTGGAGTTATCCGTGCTGGTCTGCAGGTTAACGTTGACCGTTGCAGCACCTGCGGCGGTCGCCGTGGTGTTGACGGTAACGAACCATTCCAGCGGCTCACCGACGCCGATATCGCGGCGGGTGCCGTCAATCGGGCCAAGGTCAATAACATCAGTGGAAGCTGCCGACGCGGTAACCGCCTGCGCTTCGGAGAACATCAACAGTTTGTCGAGGATCATCTCTTTATCTCCTCTCAGAGAAGAGAAGGCC